TTTGTCCGCAACTCATTCCATCAAAAACACTTAAAATAATCATAAAAAATCCCTCCCTATAAATTTATTTAGTGAAATTAATAGTAGATAACACGGTATAGCTCGTTCCTCACTACGACACCATACAAGATGCCGAACTCATGGCTTGTAGCTAATTGATTTTGAAAATTGATCAAGATCCAGGAGCATCCTCGATGCGAACTCAAATTTATAGCTAAACATCTTTTTAGCCAGTGGCATCATTTCAGAGAGATAGATCTCCTCTGGAGTAGCATCCCTCCCCAGGTTGATCCTGAGTTTCTTGATGGCGATCCAGATCCTCTCTGGGCTCATGTAGATCCATACGCCCAGAGAGGCATCTCCATAGCTTAGATGGAAAGAATCCGGTATAGATGCTGAGGAGGAGCAGTGAGTAAATGAGAAAGAATCCCTCTTATTGACAGAGCGTAGCCCCTTCTGAGTCCTAGAGGCATCTCTCCAGTCTTTAATCTGATTGATGTAATCCATTTGGAAAATTATTGATATTTGAAATCCTCGCGCTCTAGTGCGTGATAATACCTGCTATTATCGGCACCTCCGATCTTTTCCCCGCATGAGGGACGGGCGCAAAACTCCTCATACCATATCTCCGGATATGGTATATGATGATCCACCGTAATGATATCCTGAAAAATATGGCATAGTATTCTGATTGATTGATTGATTCAAAGATAGATAACTCTCTATCCAATACAACCCATATCAGAAAATAAATAGATTTTTTTCATCCACTTGATACTCTGGATCTGCCTATCCTCATAAACTCAAAGACCATTCTCATCATAATGGCATCCGCGATATCTGGGGAGTTGCCTATCTTGGTTTTTATATCCTCTTTGGCCAGGATACGGAGCTTTCCGGATGCGCTCTTAGGGAGCTTCTTAGTGGCCATAAGCTCCTTTCTTATCTTTCTCCTTAATGCTCCCTCAATAGGGATATAGATTCCAGCCTGGGCTATCATACGAGCCAGCTCATAATACATTTGAGTTCTGAGGTTCTGGTATTGTGGAGGCTTGATCTGCTGGCCTCTTGTTTTCTTCGGAGTGGAGGGTCTGATCAAGGGAGTAGCATTCCCACGGAATCCGTAGGCAGTCCGGAAGAATCCGGAGAGATAATCTCCAATACCATCCCTATCGTACACCATGTTTCTCCTAGGTATTCCGTGATCTGATAGAGCCTTTTTCAATACTGCTATAATCCCTTGGCTATTCATTTTATCATAAATCTGAATCTCCTCTATCCTCCACCCGTACCAGATGCAAATAACAAATTTATCAGCCCCCTCATGAGCTATATCAGCAGTGAGGTATCGATCTATCCCGGGTCTTATGAAATCATTGGAGAAAGTATCCTCCATTGCTGCGTCATCAAAGAGATCGTCATCTCCCTGTATGTGTCTCCAACAACCATATAACAGCCTATTTCTCTCTGACTCTCCCATAGTCATCAGAGTTCCGATATATCCCGGATCTCTTTTCATCAGCTCCACATTTTCCCGCACGTTCCCAGGGATAAAAGTGAGGCTCTTGATCTTATCCTCTGGTCTGACCATATCATCAAAAGGAAAGAGATCCGGATATCTTCTTATGATCTCCTGTTTTGAGTCACCCCATATCATACTACCTCCCTCCCTGATAAAGTATCTGAGCTTTCCAATCCTCTCCGGGATTGGATACCCTGCCAGATTATAATCAGGATAATCATCTGGATAGAGATACCATGCTATCAGATCTTTGAGCCAGCCTACTGGATCGGGATTGGTTACAGCTCTCACATAGGGACTTATTGGGAGGTCCGTTCTGTTTCTGGAGAGCAGATACCAAAACTGATAGCTGGAGAATGTGGCCAGCTCATCCCACTGGATTAGAGGATACTGGGCTCCGTGATGCTGCATGACCGTATCGTCATACTGGAGGTGAGTGAATACGTGACGGGCTCCTCGTTTCTTCCTGTCATCTGGATGCGGGAAATGCCATGAGTGCATAGGGGAGGAGACGGGAAAGCCTCCAGTAGTTTTACCATAGAGCCCTCTTGCCTCATCCCATAGCCCTCCGATATTGACAATTTCCGGTCGTAATCTCCGGAAGGTGATGGCGCCAAAGGTCGGGAGATGCCTCCACCTCGTAGGCTCCAAGAGCATCGCATAAGTTTTTCCCCCTCCAGCAGACCCCCCACCTATGAGGATATCTGCTTGAGAGGAAAGGAACTCATATTGAAATCCTCTTTGTGGGAGGAGAGCTTTTTGATGCTCTTTTAGATGAGCCTGGGCCTGTCTTATAAACTCATCGTATTTCATTGACTACTCCTGCCGTTCCCTGGGATAATTATTACTGAATCGCCAAGGATGATCCCACCTCCCATATCATCATCCGGATCGAATGCGGGAGAATCATCATCCGGACCGAGCCCTAATATCTTATTCTCTATTGAGACGGATAAGCGTATCAGGGGGACGATCCTGGGGAGTGCGCTCCTTATGTCTATCGTTCCCTTTTGAACGCCCTCGGCGAGCTTCTGGAGGGCAAGGAGGCCAGTCTTCCTCATCAGGCTTGCCGCTTTCAATTGCTCATCCACAATGTCGGCCGCAAGCCTTACCGTTCCTTTCTGTCGGATCTGCCCATCTACCCAGTTATCATATGCTTTGACTCTGTCCTGCCATTTATTCCGCTTTGAGTATCCCTCGACTCTTCCCTGTTTAACGTCGAGCCTTTGGGCCAGGATAGGAATAGACCTGCCACTCAGTTTCCTGGTAGTGGAGGGATCATGATATTTCATGTCTCTATAATAGGTAAAAGCAATCCAGGCAGCATCCGTTTCTTTTGGAAGCCGGTCCCATTCAAAAACCTGGTTTTGTGATTTTGGTTTTCTTACTGCTCTCTCTCCCATTATTTCAATTATTTTTCAATAGAACGCATAAACTCTCCCATTTTCTCCGGACTCATCTCCGGCCCATCTCTCGCGTTACCGTCTTGGTCCCAGGCTTCTGGATTCCCCTCATACTCATGCAAAGATGCTCGGCCTCTATGTCCAATCCTATCAGGGAATCAATATCAAGCTCAAAAAATAACTTGATATCGTGATCGTTGATGAATTTTGCATATCTGGTCACGTATGATTTCCACCCCTCTGCGCTCCCGCTATCCTCTCCCGATTTCATAAAGGTGAAAGCTCCGGAGTCTAGCATAAAATTCCAATGATCGCGGATATATGGAAACATCCAATCAGTGATATAATAGTAGGTATTGTTTCCGCTTCCTGCTCCTGCTAGATATAGATTCATGATCCTGCAAATAGCCTGATAATTATCTGCTCGTTGGTCTCCTTTTCCTGCCTGATCTCGTCAAATCTTTCCAGGATCTTCTCATAGACCAGCTTATCAAAATGGAGAATCAATGATTTCTGAGTCTCATCTCCGGAGCTTCTTTTCTCTTCCGTCTCCTCAAAAAAATCATTGAACTGGATCGGATCAATCTCATAGGTATAGATGCCTCTTATAGCGGTGAACTCTTTTATAAATCCCTCATCTATCCCAAAGGTTTCCATGAAAGAATCAAACCCCTCTTGCGTCTTTTTGTGATACTCTGAGTTAAATCTGAGGAGCTTTTTTGCTGCCTCTTTTTTATTATCTGCATGGATAAGCCAGTATGGGAGCTTGTACGGGGTGGCCTCCTCCTTAGCAAGCAGCTTGATCCGCCCATGACCATCAAAAATATAATCAACTCCCTCAGATTGATCCCTCCAGACAGCCAGTGGCATATCAAACCCGTCCTCTTTGAGCGTGTTGAGGAGCTTGTGATAGGATACCTCATCCATCTCCTTAAAATCCCCTTGTAGATCCCTTAAGTCCCGGTAGTCAATCAGAGGAAGCCCGGAGGGATTGTGGACTTTGAGTTTTAGTTTGCTTGGCATTGTGTTGGATTATTCGACAAAATAGAAAAACCTCCATGATTCAGGAGGTTTTTCTATTTCAAGAGGGATAAATACTGCTAAATCAGTCCTGATTGGTCCATCATTTCCCAGAGGGTACTCATTAAGACATCTGGGGGAACGCACTCCAGCTCATACTCCGCCCTGATTTTTCCGGGCCTAGATATCAGCCCCAGGGTTCCAGCTACGTCAGCAGGATCAGGATAGGCAAGCTGATAGCCGTCATTTTTAAGATATGAAGCCCTGGACGCTTCGCCGAGTGACATAAAACTATATTTCCTCCACGGTTTACCTTTGTCTAGGAGATATATCCCAGTTTCATCCTCATGTATTTCCGGCTCATAATCGTGGAGGATCTCATCCTCATTTTTCCCTATTGCCAGATTTCCCCTCTCCCCACAAAAGAAAAGATCCAATAAATTCAGATAGAGGAGGTTCTCTCTCTTTTGGGCATTCTCGGAGGAGTCCCTCAGATAGATGATTCTCAGCTTTGATGCCTGGGTAGCAAGGATGAATTTATCATAAATGGCGTAAACCATCTCCATACTCATCTGTGATGCGCTGACCACTATCGGGATTGATCCTGACTTGGTCAGATTGGATATGGGCTCATAAAGCCCAGGAGACTCCAGGATAACCACATGGAAAGTATCTAATCCTAATACGGATTGCATGGAGGCCCGCTGATCAAACTCGTCACTGGGCATCATGTTTTCCCAGATTCTACCCCAGGGAACGAGCCCGTGAAGCCTACATAGCCTCATCATTCTCAAAAAAGTACTATAGGATTTATCGTCACTCTTAGGATAATACCCCTCCTTTAAAACCGCGTAGTATAGCTGTTTCAGGGAGTGGATCGTCTTTGATTCTTTATCGATTGAGTTAACCAATCCGGCTAAGTCATCCAATCTAAAGTGACCTATCTTGCCATTCAGTTTTGATTTAACTACATCAGGAAAGGAGCGTAGTTGATGCTCCGTCCTGTTTAGGAGAAAACTTTCTGCTTGCATATCAAAGGGATTTTTGATTTTTACGAATCTAAAAAAAAATGACTCCCGGAAGAATCCGGGAGTCATTTTTTTCTCCAGAGAGGATCTACTCCCATTGAAAGGTAACATCTACGTCCAGCTCATCAGTCCAAGGCTGGAAAATAGCCTCCGTATCCTGTGAGGGCTTCCGGGTGACCTTGTGGACATAGGCTACCATAGTGACGGTCTGAGCTGTGTCAATTTTTGCCGCGGTGGAAAATGTCCCGGCTCCGTATGTTTCCACAGCGGCAAGTAGCTGATCATGCCCCGTTGCCGCTGTTGCGTCCACGACTCCAGCCGCTCCCACAGAAATAGTCAATCGATCTTTTTGGACGGAGAGATCTACCTCCGGATCTGTGACGGCTGTTGCTCCGTCAGGGATAGCGATCTCTCCATATTTCCAGAGAGCAGTACAAGTTACGGCCATGATATTCTTTGATTAATTACATGATTCAGCCCACAATATAAGAGAGTCGGATGGAAATAGAATATAATTCCGGAACGATATAGACCCACAAAAAAATAACCCAGGCAAAATCCCAGGCTATTTTTTTCAATCAGAATAAAGGAGAGTCTCTGATTACTTGAATCCGTCCAGATATCAAGCCCTTGCTACGGATACTCAATCCTTCACAACAAATATAGCCCTGATTACCAATTAAGCAAAAAAAAAATCTGAGATACAATATTCTGATTGAGATCCAGGACTCCTCTCCTATTTTTTGCCAAGTGGTGATACTTCCCGCTCCTGTGGAAAATATCTACCTTTCCCAGTATCCTGATTTGGTAGGGAGCTATGACCACGCTATCAAAATTAGCACCCTCCAGGGCTTTGAGAATCTTCTCAGATCTATGATTTTTAGCCTGATCTCTATGGGCTTTCAAATCCCTCATATCCTCCGAAAATTCCGACCGGCATCTCTCAGATCGTATAACCTATTTCTGGTGGTGTGCCTCTCTATAACCTCTGTCTGATGCCATTTTTCTCTCATGAGCTTTCCTGGCTTTTCGGGCTCTGTTTCTCCTGGCTGTCCTTGTCCTAGCTTCGCCTTCCATGCTTCCAGCGTTTTGATTGGTGTTTGTAAAAATAGACTCCATCCTCCGGATAGATAGGGATTCTCTCCCCATCAAAGACCCCATTAAACAACAATCTTCCTCCCATATCATAGACCTCATAAGTCCGGATTGGCTGGGCCTCCAGAAAGTAAAAGAATCCGGGCTCTTTCCCTTGGTTAATGGCCTGTTCTGGCATGATGATACCAAAAGAAGCTCCAGGAATAGGAGCCATTAATTCTACGGCATTGAGGAGCAATACTCCGAAAAAATATTGATCCTCCGCAGGATCATCAAAGTCCTCAAAATTAGAATTTGAGTGACCTAACGAGGTGTAGAATACTTTTCCCCCGTAGCCAGTATCTTTATAATGAGCGATCATCCTGGGCGCATCGTAGCTGTTTCCTCCAGTGGTAGCTACTTGACCCACTTCAATAAATGAGGGATCTAGGTATCCGTTTTCCCAATAGTAATATTCCTCCTTTTTGATCCACAGATAAGGGAGCCCCAAAGCATAAGGAGTATTCCAAAAACTGATAGTATCAACGTGGTTTGAGGAGGTATGATTGGGACTCTCCTGGACGCTGGCTCCAATCAATTCAGCATAGAAATCCCAGTCTCCCGTCTTGTTCCCATTGGCCGTTGAATGACGATAGGTATCAGATCCGGCATGGATGGAGATCACGTTTCCTCCTCCCTGGATGTAAAGCTCAAAATTTGATCTTTGGGTAGCATCGAGCCCAGAGTTTCCGCTAGTATTGGAGAATATCACTCCTCTGAATTTCATCAGATTTGAGAGAGAATTAAACTCGCTCCCAGATTGATCCGTGACCAGCTCCCAATGCTCCGTAGGCGTACTCATCGAGTCCATGAATGCATTGAACATATCCCTGCTTTTGCCTCGGGTGTTGTGATTGTATCCAGTAGTCTCATCATAGTGGAGAACCCATACGGTATCCACGGTAGAGGTGATGGATGATCTGAACTCTCCGGCTCCCGGATGATTCATGGCCCCCATAAACAGGAGGCCGATCAGAATTAGTAATACGTGTTTCATTGAATCAATTTAATTGAAAATTAGTGACTTGTTTAACCTTTCCTCCAGTAACTGGAGCTGGATTTATTTTTACTTTAGGCTCTTGATAAAGTTGCGTAACTGGTTTTTGTGATCCGCCTCCCTGGAGGTAATGATTTGTAGTTTCTCCTGACCATTTCTTTTGAACGTTCTACCATATCTCTCTATTCTCTCCTTCATAATTTGCCCGCTTTTGCTTGTTCTTTTATTTTGTTGATGCAGTCTCTGATTAGCGGACTGGTCATATGCTCAGTCCGGATAATTTCTGCACACTGTCTCAGAATCAGGACCATGATAGTGATAGTGATCCTATTGTTTTCCTTTCGATGGATCATATGAATCCAGATAGGATCATTAAATATCATCTCCCTGGATCTCTTTGAATGAGGAAAAAGCCTCTCAGCATACCGCTCCCAGTTAAGGCCATTCCTACCGAAATCTGACAATATGGGCTTAAATTTATTGTGATTTACAAAAGGCCCATTACCCAATGCGCATCCCACTGTTCCGCAATCATCTTGCCCCTTATATGGAACGGAGAAAAAGGCAGATCTTCCAGAAACATCCTTTGAATATTTAGCGGCCCGATAGCTCGGAAAATAGAAATCCTCTGGTTTAACATTCGTCTCCAGATGATCGGCTAAAATATGGAGATGTCTCCAGGTGGTAATATCATTACTGTGATTTTTCATAGGCTTCTGATTGAATGAAAACGCTTTCGAATCTTGCGACTCGGATAGAAAAAGAGGTGGTAAATGTTACTGATACTCTCTCAAAAGTTTTTTAATTCTCTCCCTCTCTTTTTCTATTTTATTACTGATCACCTGCGATATTTCAACACTGTAAAGATAGACGTATTTCTATTAACTGCAACCGTTTTAGGATATTCTGATAGATTTTTTTCACAAAAAAAATAGAGCGAGGATTTCCCCGCTCTATAACCATACCCATTCAAACACAAAAAACAAAATCAGGCCAATAGCTTGACCGCTCGAATGATACGAGCCGTAGGCTGGGCCATGATATTAGATATATCCTGGAGAGAGTAATCAAAATCAGATATCATCTCCCTGACCTTTTCCAAAAACCCATGATCCTCCTCCCGTTCTTGCAGGAGATGTAGCTCCAGGATGTCTCTCACGTAGTCGGAATCAGTTCCCCAGAGGCTAAACAGATGCCTCATAGCAATATTTCCCCATTTAGCTGCGAAGCTCTTAGAAAATCCGGTGTTCATCCCTGAGAAGATTCCAGCCTCATCCAAACGCTTGAGATTCATCCTGGAGATATAGATCCTAGATCCTTGAACTTTTTTGACTAGCCGGATCTCTGCCTCATGATCCAAGCTGATTCCAGCACTATGTTTCAGGAAATGATACCAAACCGGATAGAGGTTCTCCAGTGGAACATCATTCTCCAGGAACGAAATCCAGCCCTTGTAAATAGCCTCTCGGGTCTTTACATCAGCGACGATATGACTTGGAGCGAACACCATGCCCAAAGATACGAAATATCTGGCTTTCGGTTTGAATAATATCTATCCTATCAAAATGGAACGTCCTCATCACTAGGTTTTTCGGGGATCTCAATCATCTTTGGAGCTGGTAGACTAATCTGTTTCTCTGTGTATGGTGCGGGCAGATCCATAGAGTCCACCATTGGGCCTCCTATTCCCAGGTTTACATAAAACTTAACCGTCCCGGTGGCTCCTCCTCTGTATTTAGCTATGATTGCCTCCATGATCCCTCTGGTATTATTCCCCTCATCATCAGTCTCAAATCCATAATACTCCGGACGGTACAAAAATATAACTCTATCCGCGTCCTGTTCAATGTTTCCGGAGTCCCTCAGATCTGATAGGATAGGCCTTTTGTCTCCTCCTCTTTGCTCCACTGCTCTGGAGAGCTGCGACAGAGCCAGGACTACCATGTCCAGCTCCAGCGCCAAATTTTTCAAGGTAGTGGAGATCAGCCCCACGCTTTTATGATCATTCATCAAAACTCCCTCCACGCTGATGAGCTGGAGGTAGTCAATGACCAATAGAGCCTGGGTATTCATATCAGTTCTCATCCTCCAAGCTCTCACCCGGGCTACAAGTTCAAAAAGAGGGTAGAGGAGATCCACGTGGATATCTAATTTTGAAATATCCCCCAAACTTTTGAGGTATTGGCTGTATTCCTGGTCATTGAGATCCATCCTGGAAACTCTATCCTGGTAAAGTCTGGCATGGGTACAGGCCATTAGTCCCACGATTTCCTCCGGAGTCATTTCCTTAGTCAGAAACAAAACAGGAAACTGATTCCCCACCCTTTGAGCTATCCAACGGGCAACCGTAGATTTTCCCATAGCAGGTCTCGCGGCAAGGATGATAAGATTTCCGGCTTTGAATGCTCCCCGCTTATCCAGTGCCGGGATATCAGCGTAGATCATTCCCGGTAATAGCTCCCCATTTAGTTTTGCATTCCTTATAATCTCCATCTCCTCCGCTACTCTAAGAGCCACGCTTGATGCGTGCTCCATATCATTTCTAGCCCCCTCAGACGAGATCTCTATTACTTGCTTCTGGATGTCGTCAATACCGGGAGAGCCTACAATTATATCCTTTGCTAGCGCGAGTGCTTGCCTCCTCTGCCAGTAGTGAATCATTGCAGACTCTACCTCTGACTTATCCTTGCTTTTTAGGGCTACAGCTCCAATAGATTCACCGGAGGCCACCATTTTAATGAGATCTGGTCTGATACCTTTATTTGATAGGTGCGATTTTATATCAATCATATCAATCCCCTTTCCCTGGGATGATAGAACCTGCATGACCTCAAACCATTGAGCGTAATCCTGATCATGAAAATGATGAGGTTTTAGTCGCGGCATCCGGTGCATAGCATTCTGGACTAGCAACAAATACCCTATTACCGCTTGCTCAAACTCCTCATCTATTCCCTCATCTCGATGGATAGTAAGATCTCCTTTTTGAAATTTTCCCGTTTTTAGCTCCTGATTGAAATCTTGCATTAGTCAAATTTTAGATAGGCTTTGGCTGCCGGACGGTTGACAGAGTTGCCTTGGTTGATAGCTTGCTTGTGAGGTTTAGAGAGAAATGATAGTTTGAATTTTGCCCAAATCCTGGAGGTAGAAAAATTCTCTACTTCTCGCAATAGATTATATTCAGACTGCCCATTAGTCTCTAGGATCTTCTCAGCATACCAAACGGGAAATTTACGCCTCTCCTGGAGAAATTGAGCTGGTGTCCTGGGATAGATCTTGCCCTCCTGCATACAATACACTTCCCAATTCCTACTGGATGGGTCCGTCTTTTTATAGAGGATCTCCAACGATTTTTGATAGGGGTCATAGGGGTCATCGGATTCCTCCAACTCCGGGAGGAGATGGTCTATCCGCTTGTTTAATGCCTCTCTCTCATCCTTTTGCTTTTGCTCTGCCGCTTTCTCTCTCTTGCCTTTTGCCTTGGCTTCCTGCCAGAGCCTACGGGATCTCTCCTGGGTTGTCTCACTGAGATCTGAATCAGAGTTTTGAGCGGGTTCCCCCTCTCTCTCTGTTTCTTCTTTTCTTTCTGTTAAGAGTTTCTCTCTATTATGTTTACCGGTTACCCGGATTCCGGCTGAACCGGATTCCGGCTGAACCGGATTCTGGGTTACCCGTATTCCGGTTTTTGGGGAATATGGTCCAGCTTGATCTATTGGCTCATTATTCTCATCTGGTTGGTCTGATGCTACATAGTGAGAGCCAATTATCCTCCCGCTATGATCACGATCGTAAATCAATCGGATATATCCTGCGTCTTTCAGCTCTGAGATAATTCTATGATACTTGGTTTTTCCCAGCTTGAACCTCGACATCAGGTTGGACCGTCTGATATCGAAATAGTCAGAGTTGAGTAGGATTTTTGTAAGCATCCCCAGTGCCTCCGGAGAGAGTTGAGCGTCCTCTCCCAGATTCCAGGGTAGGGCTTTCCATTTTGAATTATTTTTCCGGATGATCCTTGGATCATTTTTAGTATCTTGTTGGCTCATCAGTTGATTTTTTTGGAAAAAGTTTTGCATCCGGAGGGACTCCAATCCCTCCGGATTTTTCAATTATACAACATCATGGCTAGAGTTCAACTGCACTTTAATCTAAGCTTGTTCTTAGACTCCTGTACTATGATTGGATGCCCTCCACAGAATGGACAGGGTTTCAATTTGTAGCCCCAATCAAAAGCGTGTTTTCCCTCTGATTTGAGCTTTTCGATAATCTGGTATTTTGCGTCTGACATTTTTATCTAGTTAAAATGTCAAGGTATCCGGTGCCTACTCCTTGAATATGATACCACTCGGCATGTCCGGTCCCTGCCTCCTGGTCAATAGCTACCCATATTTCAAAAGGGATAGCCTCATATCCCGCCCTCTTGTTCATCATCCGGGCTATCCCTATGACTTTATATCTGGAGTCGTCAATCCTGGAAATATGATGATCATCACCCTCCCAGAACTCTGCTCCCCTTAGAATAATTGAGATCCTGTTTCTGGCAATTCCCAGGGCTGTCTCCTCATTGTTTTCTATCTCCATCGGAGCAGGATAAGGGGATACCTTGGAGGTAGAGCTACATGAGTTGCATGATGCCATAGCAAAAATTACAAAAATAATCGCGCCAATGATTCCCCATCCGGTGATGGAGTCTGATGTTTTCTCTTTCATGTTATTGGTATTGGTAGCTCCCCAGGCAATCTCCTGGGGAGCCAGGGTTTAATCGTTGGGTCTATCAGAAATCTGAATAAACCAAGCTTGACTGGAGAGTCCTCTGGTCTTGCCCTCTTCTATTAGATAATGATAATCATCCTGAGTATGGACAGACTCAAAAGCCGCCTGCCAGTATGCCTTATAAAATCCCATAGAGGAGGAAAGGTGGGAGCATTCCCCGTATCTTTTGGATACGTCTGATAGATTCCCGGCCATTTTAAGGTACTTGATACCCTCTGTCAGATTCATATCCTGGGGAGCCTTCCCCGCTACTTCATTCCATTTTCCTCCAGTTTGCTCCGGAGACTCTGGAGAGCTTTTGGCCTTCCCCGCTGCATCAGTCCACTCCTGCGGGAGTGCCGCCCGTTCCTCCACTTCCTTTCCTGGAGGTGGGGAATCCTGTTGAGGCATTGAGGTTGATACAAGAGGAACGCCGGAGCCCTTGGAGAGCCTCTTGACTGACTTCTGGATTATCGAATCATCCAAGACGGTCACAACCCCTCCAGATGCCTGGACTATATCCTCCATCAGATCCCCAGAGAGACGATGAAAGGACTCTATTGATTCCCTTGATAACCTTGGCTTGAGATGGATCACAGGATAATTTCTGCCTGATATATTATCTGATGAGAATTTTTCTACCGTCAGATCAAAAGGGAATCTAACCACCGTCCCGGCTGCTGCCATGATAGTATCAAAGCTCTGTACTATGTTGCGGATAGATGTAGCTGACCCTTTTGTCGTGAGTCTCATCTCTCCCATGATTGGAAGATCCGGGAGCCATAGATACATAGTCAGAAGCTCCTCCCAGCCAGATACATCCGGCCTCCTCCCGCTCCTCTGGTTGGCCTTGGCGTAGTCGTGGGCCTGTTGGTGGAGGGAATTGAGGGTATCCTGCTTCTCTTCCTCTGAGGTTACCACCTTGATCACCTGTTTCTTAGTGCCGGGATCTATCCAGCAAAACGTCTCCCCATCTCCCCAGGCAAATTTTCTCCTCCCTACTCTTAGCTGCAACTCCTGTCTGCATACTCTAGCGGGATCATCTGAAAAAAATGAAACAAGTATTTTATTAGGCTTCCCACCTGGATAGGTCTCCTCCCATGCTGCCTGAATTCTTTCGTCATCAGATCTCAGCCGGAAGTAATCAAGAGATACGGGATGTTCTCTCCCGTTTGCGTTGATACTTTTCTCTCCTACGCTCAACCTTGCAATTTCGGGTAGCCGATAGTTTTGGGCCGGTGACCCGTCGAATTTTTGTATTCTCCCTTTCATTATCCGAAATATTTAGAGTAAGAGGATTCCATCTCATGAGAGACTCTGGTTTCAATGGCCGCTCTGTTTTGATCATGGAGAATAGAATCAGGTGAACCAAGCTCATAGGATTCTATAGCCTCCATAACGCTCCGGACCTTGACCTCTACTCCATCTCCGATAGCATAGGATTCCCCCGGCTCCGGCTCAAATATATCGGTCATGTAGGGCCATGATCCTGCCTCGCTCAAATCATGTAGAGCGAGATCCAGGAGGGGAAACAGTTGCTTTCTCCATTTTGATCTCATCGCATCCACAATATGGAAGTCTGGATTTTTACTCCAGTCGGCTGGGGAGATTTTATAGAGAGCCTCCACCTTCACATGAGGCCAAACATCCTCTACCAATCTTTTGAGGAGATGGAGCTGGGCCTCTTGGGATGGGTAGATCCCTTTTGATTTTCCGGATTTGATATCTCCTAGCATCAAGACCCTTTTGGCAGATCCCGGAGACTTCAATCCGTAGGGCTTCCGGGCCTTGGCTCCATAGCGTTCTCCTACCGTAATCTTCCCCAGCATATCCAGCGTTCCAGCATATCCAAATTTGTCAGAGTGGATTGATTTCTCAATCAACCATGGTTCAAACTCATAGACCTGACAGAACATCCGGAGAGAGATTAGATCCTTTCTAAGTTCAGTCCAGTGATCCAGAGCCCAGGATCTCCCTCTCCCTCTCCCAATGGCATCGGCATAAGTCGTGAGAGCTACACTGGTCTCCTCTTTGAATATCCGGGCATCATTGGGACCAAGGAGAACCACTCTCCTGAGATACTCTGCCATGATGATATGCAGGAGAGTCCCGTAATCGGCTCTGGAGTTCATATACCTATCAGCCTCCTCGTTCCCCAGGCTTCCTCTCCATTGAGATAGCCCTTTCTGGTCCTGGAATGGAATCCACTGGGTGACTGTTGTTACTGAGGGATAGAGTTCCGAGATCCCCGTGTCACCTTCCGTATGATAATAGAATCTATGACCCCTTACATGCATCCTTTTGAGGGATGGAGTCATAGAGAGTACGTGAGAATCCAAGAGGGTAGCTGCCTCCTGGATATCAAATGGTTTTTCTGTCATTATCTTCTGATTGAATAGTGGAAAATTATGCTACCTCTTTGACAGGGAGAGCAGCATTAAATGAAAACTTACACCCGAAATGCTTTGAAAACTTCATGATAGTTTGAACTTTCGGGACTTTCGTTTTGTCCTTTCTATATTTTGCGCATAGATGGATCATCTCTTTCGGTTTGTCGGTCTTTTCTGCATTCTCGTACAGAGAGAATATATTATCCCAAAGGGATTCAAAAAACTGGTCCACGGTGGCGGTTGATTCGTTCCGTCCTGTTGTAATTGTGATCGAACTCATTAGTATTCTGTTAATCAATGATAGATTTCTATCTATGAAGATAGGTAGATATTTTTCTAAAACAAACTCTCTTGAAAAGGAAATAATCTGGAGTAGATCTCTTTGATGATTTTAAGCCTTTTTGCTAGTGCCATTTCCAGCTCTCTCCGCTTTGTGTCGTGGTGCCTACAATTCAGGACTTTGTTTCCATATACCTGTTCACTCATTACAAATTCTTTCTCCAGGAGACTCCTGATATCGCCAGAGCTTACCGAGATCAGTGGTTCATGGATATCCATGATATTAGAAAGTTCTTGATTTTTCAGTGTGAGTTTATCCATGATTCTCCTCCGTTTCTATTTTTAGTATTCCATTAATCAGGATTCCAGGATCAATCCGGTCCGTACTCATTACGTCCCAGGTTCTCCGATGACCAAAAACGGTCCACATAGGATATCCAACGGGGATCAAGGGACCCCAAAACTCCGGGACAAGCATCAGGACCGCTCCCCTTCTCATTCCGGCTATCCTATCCGTTTTGTACTTAGTAAATCCCATATCCTCCATATCCTGGATACTGGCCTCGGCAAAGAGCTTGGAGATCTCTCTATCCGTTGAGTTGATAGGGAGATCATCAGTAGAGGGGATCTGATACTCTCTTTTGAATCCATCATTAACTGACTTAAAGATGCATCCAATATCCGCATTAACCTCGTTGGAGAAGTGCTGAAATGAAGGATTACAAAGCATTTTCAATGCGTGAACAGTGAGCATTTTTTCAAATATGCTCCGGAGGTATCCTGGGATTTGACTGTTAAAAAATGCCACCATCTCCCCAGGCTTAATCTCGTTAACGGATTTTAGCCCTAAGATAGATGGATGGTCAGGGAGATCCTCGTATTTGTGGACTTTCCTCTCAATATTAGAGGTGATATGCTCCTCTGATTTTAAAAAACTCATGATCAATTCTGATTAATGCAAGTCAGTAAATTTCCGCTGTACTGATTCCAGCGTATCTCCTGGGATTCCTCACGCTAACCCCTTCCTCCTTAGCTAAATGGTGTCAGTTTCATTTCTGTCTGATTAGAATGATCTCCTCCTCTGAGAAAAATTTAGCCATTCTTTTGAGCTTGATTTTTGAGTCATTATCAAACCAGCCTTTTGTCTCCTCCCAGTAAT